CACGCAGACGGTGCCGCTGATAAACATGATGTTTGCAACACCGCGTGTAGCTACAGTAACAGTCGCTTTGTCAGCGTCCGTTCCACCGATGTACGCGGTAGTAATCGTGCAAGTAATCGTGATGTTGCCGCTGGTGTTGTTGAAGATCATCACAACGTCACCCTCAGCAAATGTGCTGTTAGGTATCGTGATGCTTCCACCTGTGCCAACCTGCACATACTTTCCAACGTCAGTCGTTGCAAGCGTGTATGAACCAGTCTTGGTCCCAACTGCAGGGATGTTGCGATAGCCAATCGTAAATGTTTCGTCTGGGATGGTGACAGTTCTTGATGCGGTCAAAGTCGCTGGGGTAATTGTTGACGCGTAAGAACTTGTGCCGCCAGCCCTGCCAGAAATGATCACTGCGTCTTGCGTAGAAGCTGGCCGCGCAACAATTTTTCCTTCAACGTGCAGCTTCTCCGACATTGAGCTTGTGCCAACACCGAAATTGCCCGCTGTGTCGATGTACGCCGCCGCCGTGTTGTTGGCACCCAACGCAAGATTTGTTGACGTCCCTGCACGCACGTTGAAAGTCGTGCCATCAACAAACATATCGCCAACAACTGACGCAGTGCTGTTCGATGAACGGAACACGCCACCATTAGTCGTGTCTGCGCCAGCAACATGAAGCGTTCTGTAGTTGGCTCCAAAGTTTGTCGGAGAGGCAGTGTTAACGCCGACGTTGCCATTGACGTCAATAGCCGCCCGCTGCGTGTTGCCCGTCCAGAAGTTCAGCGGCGATGAATCTCTGCCACGGAAGTTGACGCCATTGCCTGCCGTGTCTACATACAACTCAAATGAGTTCGACGCACTGCTGTTCTCAAGCCGCAACGTAGCGATGCCAGCACGCTCGATTTCCAATCCTGAGCCACTGCCAAACGTTGGCGATGTTGTGCCGAATCCAGCATTGCCAGTTGCTGAGAACGTGCCAGTTATCGCTGTGCCAGTAGTCAGCCACTTCTGAACCTCATTGGTTGTAATGACTAACCGCGTGTCAGCCGCCCCGGCACGATAGAGCCCTGATGTCGTTTCGCTTGACCACGAAATGCCTGGGACGCTTGATGTGCCATCAGCAGCCCTAAACGCGGCGCTCATCGAGCCTTGGCCCGAGCGCGACAACGAATCAGTCATTGCAGAGGCAATGTCACTCAGCGTGTTGTTTGCCCAAGTGCTTTCAATCGTGGTGCCAGTGACAACGGGGTTGCCGCTGACAAGCGTGAAGGTTCCTGATCCGTTGCGGGGCATCGTGTACTCCTTACTCTGCTGCTGCTGGGGTGCCGCGCAAAAGCGCGAGCAACTGTTGTTCTGTTGCGCTCAATGGACGTCCAGCACGCAACTTTCCTTCCAGCAGCTCAACCATTCTCTGCGGATTTTGCAGTGCTTCTGCCAATGCAGCGTCTCTGCGCGTGTTGGCAAAGTTACGCAGGGCATCAAGGCTCATGCGCCCTGGTGCGCCAGCCGTGTTTGCTACCGCATCAGCCAACCCGCTCGCAGCCTGCGCCGCAATCGTGTCAGATGCAGTGTTGCTACCACCGCCAGCCGTTGCGCTTCTCTTAACGCCCTGCACAATGTTCTGCGCTCTCAGTGCCTCAAGAATGCTCTCCAATCGAGCATTGGCAGTCTGACCAAGCACAGTCTCCTTGCGCGGTCCACGGGCAATGTCCATCGCACGCCCAAGGCCTGCCTCTGTGACTTTCGGGATGTCGCCCGCTGCGTCCGCAGAGACACCACGCACACGCCCAGTGGCTGAATCAACGAATGATTCTCTGACCTTGCCTGCTGCTTGCGAAGACCTGACAAGGTTGGAGTCTCTTGCGTAACCGCCAAGGACATCCTGCCAACGCCCACCAGTGGCGTTGTTCAAGATGTTGTCCACCTCGCGCATGACACTCATTGTCGCTGGTGATTCCCTTGGCGCAGCCTGATACGCATTAGTTGGCACCAGCGGCGATTTGCTGGCAAGGTTGGCGCGAATCGTAGCCAGATGCTCTGGCGTGAAGTCAGGTCCAAGCCTGTCAATTTCATCCGACAAGGACTGCAGCATGGAGCGCACTGCAGGGTTGCTGGCTTCAGCAGAACGCGCAGCCATATCTAGATTGGCTCTGAATCCAGAAAGATCACGCGCAAACGCAGGCTCGTTGATGGTGCTCATTGCTTGGTTATAGAGCGACTGCCGATTGCTGGAGCGCATCGCACGGCGGGCGTCTACTTCATCCGCGCCGCGTGTCGCAGCAGACAACTCATTCCAAACAGAACGCGCTTGGTTCTGGTCAAAGTCGTACCAGTTAGCGCCGCTGCGTGCGCGGCTCCCGGCCTCAAGCCGTGCCAGTTGCGGGTCTGTCAGCGATGCGGCAGTGCTGAGAGGAATTGGCCCCCGCTGGATGTTGCGCAAGCGGTCAATGGTTTGCCGCAGCATTTGTGGAGACTGCGCTCCCAACTCGCTGGCAAGCTGCTCCGCTGCACGCTCACCTCCGCCAGACTGCGTGACCATCCGCCGCACCTGATTGCCGCCTGCAATAGCCAGCGGGGCGGCTGCGCTCAATGTCGCGCCTGACAGCATGTTGATGCCGCGACTTTCATCGGTGCCCACAGGGTCCACGGCACTGATTACAGCGCCACCCAGCGCGGCGTCTGCTGCAAGCGTGCCCGTGCCGAGGCGAGCAGGCGCCGTTGCCGACATGGCGCCAAGCGCCCGAGGAAGTGCCGTTGCAGCCCTTACAAATGACCCAACAGGGATCGCAAGGGTGGGAGCTACGTTGCCAGCAATCTGCAGTAGCGAGCCGCCCGTTGTGCTTTCAGCAAGCGCCTTGTCGCGGCGCTTCTTCTCGTCAACCTCTGCCTTGATAGCAGTCTGCTGCTCAGGCGTGCCCGTCATGTCAGTCACCAACTGACGCACGCCAGTCCCCAAACCAGCCATGCCAGCGCCAATGTTGGCAAGCACGCGCTGCGTGCGGCTCATGCCTTCCGCTGGATTAGCGCGTTGAGTGTCGTACTCAATGCGGTTGAAGAACTGTCCAGCGGGGATGTCGTTGTAAAACCTTTTCCGCAGACCAATCAGCAGATCGTCATCACTGACGTCCGCGTACATCGGAAACTTGGCCCGAATCTCGGAGAGCTTGATCTTTTCCATTGCTTACCTCCGCAGGCCAAGCGGGTCATCTTGTGCAGGCGCTGGCGTTGGACTACCGCCTGTTGGCAGCGCACGCCCAGCGCGGGTTCTAAGCGCGCCCATGTAAACATCATAGGCAGCAAGTTTCTGCTGCACAGTTCCAGGCTTGTCGCCAAGCTGAGGAACCAACTCGCGCAGCTTCTGGTTGGTTTCATCCTTGGTAACGCCAGCGCCCGTTGCAGCACGTAGCAAAGCCTCAGACATTGACTCAGCCGCTTGCACAAACTTCTGCCTGTTCTCAGGTCGCAAAGCGTTTGCAATGTCAGCGCCAACGCCAGGGATGAAGCCTGCAGCACGTTCAGCAACACTCGGATACGCGGCGCTTGGGGCAGTCCTGACGATTGACTCCATGTTGTTGCGGGCATTACTTGCCTGCGCAAACCAAGCACCTGCCTTGCGCTCATCCTCGCTGGCGGGACCAGTATTCTTGTTGGATGGGTCAGCAGGGCCACCGGGAATGAACGTCAGAGCAGGCTGACCGTCTGCCGTCGTTGTCCACTGGTAGCCCTGCGGGGCGCGTTGAGGGCCGCTTTGGCCCATTGCACGCAGTTCCCTACGCAGACGCGCCTCCCTTTCGTCAGCCTCTCTGCGAGCGTCAATCAACGCCTGCTGCGCACGACGCTGCTCTGCCAACCTCTCAGCCTGAGCCTTTTCAGAAGCCTCAAGCCGTTCAGCCAACTCGATCTCACCGGACAGACGGGCAATCTGCGCCTCACGCTTGGCGCCTGGATCGACGATGTACTGACCGTCAGGCGTCACCATGCCTTTGCCAACGCGCATGGGCTGCTGGGCTGCTGCTGCACGCTTGAGAAACTGAGTCTGCACAGGCTCAAACCGCTCACCAGCGAACTGCGCAGCCAGCGCGTTCAGCATCGCCGCCTGTCCTGACTCACCTTGCTGTCGCCCGTAGGCCTGGAGTGCGCTCATGTCATCTTCTTGAGCCAGCAACGCATCGCGCTCTCTGCGCCTCTGCATTGATAACGGCAGAGCAGGCGCAGACTGCACATTCTGAGTCAGCACACCGCCAGGAGATGACGCACCAAGCGACATTGGCAGCATGCGCCGCCTCATTGAATCAATGTAGAACTCCTCGGCCATGATGAATCCTCAGTAAGCCATGCCATCGCCAGTGTCAGGCGGGCCATACGCGCCAGCAGTCATGCCGCCCTGACGTCTGCGCCGCAAATCTTCAAGCATCTGGCGCTGGCGGTCATTCATGCCGCGCATCGCAGTGTCCTGCCCCTTCTGCGCTTTACCAGCCATGTAGCCTTGGCCCAACTGGGCCGCGTACTGCGTCAGCGAAGGCGGCACATAGTGCTTGCCAATCATCTGGCCCTGCGGGCCTTCCATTGACGCACCGCGCAGCGCGTCGATCTGCTTTTGCTTGCGCATCATTTCTACTTCTTCTGGACGCATGGCGCCCATTTGCAGCAGATAGTCGAACATCAATTCGTCATTCATCACAGACCCCCGTAGTTCACCATCAGATAGCCATTCTGATGCCGCTTCACCAAGTCAGGACGCACCGCCTGCAGTTCCTGAGCCATGACGCCAACCTGTGGATAACCGAGCATCGTGTACTCGTAGATGCCCACGCCCGTGGCGTGCGTACCGATGCGCTTGATGTTCCGCTTCAGTCTCCGGTCAGAGAACATGAACGCGCTTGCCGCCGGGTTGCTCAACGCAGCAGACCCAAGCGAGAACAAGCCGCCCATCATGTTGGCGCCCTGAGCTTGCTGCGCGTTGTACGCGCCCAGCGCGGCGTCATAGCCCATCTGCGTGGCGCCCAGAATGTTCGGCGTCTCAGACCGTTGCGCAGCCACAAACGATGGCATCTGCGGCATCTGAACTTGCTGACCAGACAGCAGCGCATTCATCTCGTTCAAAGACATGCCACGGCGCTGCATCTGCTCCGCAATGGCTTGCTGGCGCACCCGATTTTGCGCATCAGCAAACTGCTGGTTTAGGCCGAACTGCTGGCCTGTTGCAGCGTTCTGCGCTTGCATCCGCGCCAAGTCCAAAGCCTGCGCTTGGCCGAGTGATTGATTTCTAAACTGGTCTGCAGACATCCCTTGTTGGAATGCCTGATTGGCTGCTGCATTGCCAAACTGACCACCAGTCACATCCTCTTGGAATGCCTGCTGCCGCGAGCCCATGCCCATGTTGAACAGGCGCTGCGCTTCCTGACCAGCCATGTCGAGCGCGTTGTATCGCTCTGCAGCCTGACGCTGCTGCAGATCACCAAGCGCCCGCGTATAGCCCTCAGAGCCAATCGTAAAGCCCTGATTGGCAAGCTGCGTCTCAAGCTGGTTTTGCTGGCGCTCATGCACAGGCTGCATCCGCTCTACAAGCGATTGAGCCACCGTGTCACGGTAAGATGAATCAAACTGCGGCAACGCAGGGTTGTCAGCAGTGTTCAAACTACGCTGCAAATCTTGCTGCTGAACATCCGTTGTCAGCCCTGGCGTGTAGTCGAACAAACCAGTCTGCAAAGACCTTGGCTGATTTGCCATCGCAAGTTGTGGCAAGTTCTGGTAGTCAAACGGCTGCGAATACTCTGCAGCAGTACGCCCCATGAAGTTGCGTGCAAGCCCGCTTCTACCTGATTGGATGGCCTGCTGGTCATTTAATGCAGCTTGAAGCTCAGGCGTAAGCGTGTTGTTCTGCGTCCAAGTCGTGACCTGCTGATTAGTCGCTGGATCAATCGCTGTGCCTGTTTGCCAAGATTGCGACCCGTACGGGGTGTTAATCGTCGGACGATTGGCAAAGTTCTGAATGTTCGTCAGTTCCTTGGACGCAGCCGCTTGCTGCTGCGATGCACCCAAGTAATCTGGCGCTGGTGGAGGACTTCCTTTACCGCCCATGTCTTGCTCCTTTGAGCCAACGGCATTCGTCGGCCTTCATTTCAAACATCACAGCGTCGATTGTCTCGGCAATCTGCCGAAACCCCAACTTCTTGTTCATCGCTAACGCTTCTTCCAAGTGTTTGGGCGTCAGACCGTACACGGCTTCTTTGCCGCATGTGACAAACGGGTACTCAAACGCTGATCGCCAGAGGCTGCGTGTAACCGCGTGTTCATGGTCAAACGCAACGTGCATCCAACATGACTTCTCTGTCCACGCGTTGTAAGCAACCGCGCAAGCAATCGTCCCATCTTCACGCATTGATGCAATGCAACGCAGATCACTTGACCAAGGCAGGCGCGTTTGCCTGTTCATCCATTCCCAGATGACAGGCGGTTGGCCCGGTTGGTCGGTCACTAACGTCATTGCTGAACGGTAAAGTCATCCACCATTCCACGCGGGCCGCGAGTCAGAAGTTGCTGCGCCAGCATGTCGAACAAAGCCATTTCCAAAAGGTCTTGATCCGTCAGCTCAATAGGGTTGACATCAGCGTCTGTCAAAGTTGGCGAATACGAAAGGCTTGCGTCTGTTGGAAGACCATCCCTTTCATACGGACCAAAGACATCTGACTGCTGAACAAGACCCAACTCCCGGTCAATCTCGAAATCTTCCATTGGATTAGTGATGAACGGACCCAATGATGGATCAAGGTCAACCAAATTCATGGTGACGCTTGGATTACGCAAGTCTCTGGTTGGAATGACTGGACGCGGCGCCACTGGGTAGCTCGTTGCTCCGGTATCCCTAGCTCTTGGGTCTGTTGGAACAATTGGCACCACCGGTGGATCAGGCGGGGGCGGGGGCGGTACTGGCGGCTCAGGCGGGGGCGGTACTGGCGGGTCTACTACGTCAGGAACATCAGGTTCCAATGGGTCTTCTATGATCGGTTCAACAGGATCATCTATTACAGGATCATCTATTACAGGATCATCTGGCACCACAGGGTCCACCGGAACCACAGGAGGCTCAGGAGGAGGTAGTGGTGGCTCAGGAGGAACTGGAGGCACAGGCGGGCCAACAGGTGGGCCAACCGGAGGCCCAACAGGCGGGCCGACAGGAGGGCCTGGGGGAGGAGCGACTGGGGCCTGGGGGGGAGTTGGAGTTACAGGCAGCGGCTCAGAGTTAGCCGCGTTTGGGTAAAACATAACTCCAGGGTTCGTGCTGAAAGGTTGCACGCTACCTTCGCGCAGGGCCCTGATTAAATCGCTCACATACAGCGATGTCCCCATTGAGAGAGGAGCAAGATCAGACGCGCCCCGTGTAACAGGTGCCGTTGCCATTACATCATCCCCCCAACTTCAACAGACATATGCGATGACAAGAAGATGGTTCCAGGCTTGCCACGCACCTTCATTCTGATCGATCCGTAGTAGCCCATGCCTGTGGCGCCAACCCATGATTCATAGGTGTTTGTGCCGCCATACCAGACCGCAGTGTTCCAGACCGCTGTGTCCCAAATGGAAATGTTCTCAGGCACAAACGATGGAGAGCCTTCAACACCCTGGAACGCGTACTGAGTGTTAACGCGCAAGGCAATGGAAGGCGCTTCTGAACCATTGAAGATTGGCCTGCAAAGACCAAAACGCTTCAACTGTCCCGCTGTGCCAAATGACTGAAACGATGTCTGCACATCGCCTTCAATCGTCTGCCCTTCAGTGCCATCACGCTCTACACCGTCCAATGGCCCAAAGAGTCCTTTGCAGACCTCTCCAGTCTCAGTGCCAAAGTACATCTGTCCATTCAGCACTGAACTGCACAACATCGGCATGTTGCTGAACGTACACCACGCTCCAGTGGGTATGTTCATTACAAATTGCTCGTAGCCAGATTCAACCTGCTTCGGCAACTTGATGATCAGTACGTCATCGCTAGGCGCAACAAACACATCCCATGATTGCGAGTCTCTTAACGACTTCACAAGAGGCGTAAGCGTTGACTGAATCTTTGCTGATACGCCTGGGTCAACTTCCACAAACTGCCCGTTGACCATGCGGCCAACTGGGATCAGTCCCATTTCAGACAGGATCAGTACGTCACCACCAAATGATGTGAAGTATTTGCCGTACTTTGGGACAGGCCCAACGTACCAAACGCCCTTCAAGGCAAACGTGTTATTGCTTGATGGGTCAGTGCCCTGCCACACGCCGACATCACCTTGCGTACCAATGACCACCAAGTAGTCATCAATTCCGGTGCCACTGTCCAACGTCCAGTTGCACGCCGCAGAGATATATCCACCATTGCGCAGCAGTGATCCCATGTGGAAGCCACTGACGCCGCCATCAACCACATTGACTTGGTTGAAATAGTAGACATGCGAGTCTTCTTCAGCGGTAAACAACACACGCTGCTTCCAAACAGCCACAGTACGCAGCGTGGTAGTCGGAAGGCTTGAAGGCGTGCGGTTTACCCACCCGCTTGTCGTGCTGTACGTCCAGTACCCAGCGCCAGGAGACACAGCAAGCAAAAACGTATCTGCTGGCGTTGTGAACTGGGTTGTCCACCAAATGTCATTGGTGCTTGACGTACCAGACACAGCAACGGTTGCAGGATGTGCCGTGACGTCATAGATGTTGCCGCCCGCAGCAGCAAACACCTTGTTGTTGGCTGAATTTGGCGCGTTGTATGTGAAGACAGATTTGACTTCATCGCCAATGTCTTCAACATTGATCTTGTAGCCCTTGCGCAACTCGACGCCCGTTTGACGGGGGATCATGTTGTCCAGCACCACAGCATCTGTCGGCTGCATGGCGCTAATTGGATCGCGGAGGTTCAAGCCGCCAACAGGCGCAGGCACATTGGCAAGCTGCGCAACCTGAGCAGCAGCAGACCGCCGAGGCGCTTTGTATGGAGCGAGTTCGCGCAGCGGCATGGTTAGACCCCAATGCCAGTGTCAGGCGTGTTCGCTATCGGATTGATGTAAGGGAACCTGTAGTCACGCGCCATTGTCAGCACTGGTGCGCCCCTCTCGTTGCCCTTGCGATTCTCATAAGCCACTTGGAAGTCACGCATTGCAGCGGCGCTATCAAACCCCTTCATTTCCATCCACTTCACCCGCGTTAGCAGCGTGACAAGGTATGGATCAAGAAGGACAACATCACCGTTCTTCGTAACGCGGTTCTTGTACAGCGACACATCATCGCTATCGCGCACCCACGCTATTGACTGATAGAAGAACGTCAGCGTTTGCGCGTCAGTCGGGGGGGCCAAGATGTAAATCTTGCTGTCCCGAACCTGCCAGTAAAACGACAGCGTTGGCAGCGTTGTACGCACCAACAACGTCTGCCACATCTGAGACGAAATGGGCCCAATGGCAGGCCATTGGTTTGTGCTGTTCCACTGCGTCTGGTCGTTGAACTCGTAGAAGTCATCAGGCAGCGCAAAAGACTTCTCTTGCTGCCCAGGCGAGTCAGCAACGATGCTGATGCTGTGCGACTTTGTAAGTTCTTGCCAATCGTGCAGAGATAGCAAGTCAACCCCAGCGAGGTTGACCGCTTGCACCATTTGAATGACTGCCGGATCAGTGCTGCCAGCAGGATCAGCAGGAGTGGGATAGCCAACCATTTGTGCCACGTTCTGCACGATGGCAGAAACCGTGTTGTCGGCAATAAGTTGGAAGGCCATCCCTAACTCCTAATCAAGCCTCTTGCGGCTCTGCCGCGACCTTGCGCTGCTTGGTCGTGTTTGCCATGAGCGCAGACATCTGCGCCTTCAAGGCTTCGATTTCCTCATCGCGCTTGGCAAGCTCGGCATTCATCTGCTCAATCGGAGCATTGCCTTTGGCAACCTCGATGAACGCCTTAGCACGCGCCTTGTCGCCATTGAAAGACATGAACTTTTGACCAAGTTGGTCATTCGCTTCCGCAAGCTGCTCAACCGTCACGATCTTGAAGAACTTGTATTCCTCAACCTTGCTAGGCGTCATCCCAGGCATCGCGCTCAGAGGCGTGCCAGTGACCGCCTCAGATTGCCCAGCCTTCCACTTCTCATAGCGAGCGCGGAAGCGAAACAAGTTGATTTCGTGCATTGGCTCGACGCACACAGTGGTCTTGTCGCCAGGGACATGGATGCGAACAAAGTCGCGCTCCTCATAAACCGCACGCCCTTCTTCACGGCTCTTGCCGGGGTGCATGACGGGCTCACGGAAAAATTCGACGTACAGCTTGTCATCCATCGCGTACCGACTTTCATCGGGGCGATTGATTAGTGTTGGTTCTTCAAAGATGGTCGGAGTGGTGGGTTGCATGTGTTTGCTCTTTTATATGTGAAGAAAAAGGCGGGGGCCTAAGCCCCCACCCTATTACAGCGTTGCGCCAACAACCGGATAGGCGAAGATCGCATCCGCGTTGGTAGCTTCAGCGCCACCAGTTGCCGTGCCCAGAGTCAGGCCATTGATAGCCTCAGAGCCGGCAGTACCGTCATCATCCACAGCGCCAGCGGTTGCAGTGCTGTTCAGACGGGTGCCCTTTGCAGCAGAAGCCAGCGTGCGAACGCTGCCCTTGCCGTAAATCTGGAACCATCCGTATTCGTTGTCAGCCAGAGCAGCTTGAGCCGCGCCAACGCGAGAACCGAAACCAGACGCGCCCGGCGCGGTGGTCGTGGTAGACGCCATAGCGAAGTCAAAGCCAGTAGCCTCAACGCAGAGGTAACCAGCGCCAGTGACCGCGCCAGCAGCGCGGCCATAGACGAACTCCTGATAACCGTTGGTCGGATCGTCATACCCGCCAACAGTCCCCAACCGGAAGGCCGGGGTGCCAGTCGATGCAACAACCTGAGCCGCGCTCAGGCCGATAGTGGCTTGTGCCATTTTGAAACTCCTTCAAAAATCCGAACAAAAAACCCCGAGGGCAGGGTCAACCGCCTCGGGGAAGGGTTGACCCACCACAGGCCCACCGAAATCAAGCCTGCAGACGGCCCTGGAACTGAGCGCCATTGCAGGTCAAGTTGCCTGCCCACGCCAGAATCTGGACTTCCGCGTCCTGATTGATGGCATAGCGACGGTTGGGCGACAGCGGAACCATGTTGCGCTGTGCGTGCGGGCGCCACTTCATGTACTTGGTGTTCAAGAAGAAGCCGGTAGAAGCGGGGCAATAGCCGCCAATACCACCGTCCAGCACCACATCAGCGTCCATGAACTTCAGCGACGGGAAACCGAGGTTTCCGGTGTCGGGAGAAGTGAAACGCTGCTGGGCCTGCAGGCTGGACATGTAGATGCCCCAATAAATCGTGTCGAGCACGATCAGGTCAGGACGGTCATTGCCACGGGTGCAAGAAGCCCACAGCGTATTCATGGCCGTCTGCATCTGGGCGCCGGTAGGCGTGCCAGCGATGCTGTTGGCGCTGAAGTCATACAACTGGTTGCGCCAGAAGGTCCAAGTGCCACGATCAATGCCACCATAGGTGCCAGAGGTCGGAGCAGCAGCCACAGCAGCGTCCAGACCCGTGATTTCCTTGCCACCGCTGCCGGTGCCGTTGGAGTACACAGACTGAGCCAGCTTGTTAGCCATCGTGGCTTCAGCCACGTTAAGGCGAGACTCCATCAGGTCGATGAAGGCCTCTTTGCCACTGTTCTGCAACATCTCCAAGCCGCTCATAACGACAGGGACAGCAAACTGCTTGATGTTGTACTCAGCAGCAGAGATGACGTCCTGAGCCGCCACAGGCAGCAGGTCATATCCGCTGTAGAAACCGGCGTTGCCGTTTTCGGCAAAGCTCAGTTCTTCAAGGATGACATTACCGCCAGAGATGGTCTTGACGTTGCCACGCTGCTGCAGACGCGCCAGAAGGGCGTTGTTCTTCGTGACGTTATCAGCGATGGTGCGCGAACGATTCTGAATCGTCGTCGCAATGATGTCGGTAACCGACGAATTTGCAAAAGCCATGATTTGGGCTCCACAGAAAGATGAACTGACCGCTTGCGCGGCGCCAAATTTGTGTGGCCTCTAGCGAACCGTGTTCAGTCCGTTAAGGCGCGGGTGGGTCTTGAGGACTCCCGCGAGCGCGGTGGCTGCTGGTGCTTGTAGGCACACTGCAAGTGTGGCGCGAACGCCACACCGCAATGCGATTAGAACATCACCTAGACGTCATTGCAATCGCCGCCTCAATTGCGCTACGAATGTCTGTCGGTGCCTGTTTAGGCGCCATGCCAGGACCGCTGGACGGCACGCTGACTGCAGCCGCCCTCGCCCTCTGGGCAACTCCGGTCTGGTTTTGTGCCTGTCGCGTCTTCTGACGCGCCTGCAAGGCAGCACGCACCTGAGGATTCATCAAGCAGGCCTGCCTATACGCATCTTGCATAGATAGCTGCTGACCGCGCCTAGAGGCCACTTCCATTAGGTCAGCCATCTCGTTGCGCACATCGTTTCCGAACTCTGCGCGAGAAATAAACTGCTCAAC